ATTGCAAATAAAACGAAAATTACTATTTTTTTTGTGGATACACGTATATATATCATATATAATGTCATCCAAATTACAAATAATAATATTAAATATAAAGTAATAATTGGATTAAAAGGTATAATTTTATAAATAAATAAAAAATACCATAGTAAAACGTAAAATGAAAAATATTCAGTTAGTCTAATCATTATACTAATTATATTGAAGATTAATTGTTATATATAATAACAAAAACATAGGTTGATAAAAACTCAATATTTTTTTATCTTAACTAAGAATAAAATGGGTGGAGGTCTTCTTCAACTTGTAGCTTATGGTGCCCAAGATGTTTATCTTACCGGCAACCCTCAGATCACTTTCTTCAAAGTAGTTTATCGTCGTCATACTAACTTCTCTATTGAGTCCATACAACAAACCTTTAACGGAAATCCTACCTTAGGTCAGCGTGTAACTTGCCAAATCTCCCGTAATGGTGATTTAGTTCATAAGTTATACTTACAAGCTACTGTGACAGCAGGAAGTTCTACTGTTCAAAAAGTTGGACATAAACTTATTGAACAAGTAGAAGTTGAAATTGGTGGTCAAATGATTGATCGTCAATATGGTGAATGGATGTATATCTGGAATGAACTTACACTTCCTAAAGGCAAAGAAACAGGTTTTAGAAAAATGATTAATTATGCTGGTGGTGATACAATTGCAAATACAGTATATGTTCCTCTTGAGTTTTGGTTCTGCCGTAATATTGGTTTAGCATTACCGCTAATTGCTTTACAATATCACGAAGTTAAAATCAATCTTACATTAGGTTCAAAAGAAGCACTTGGAGGAAGTAGTGCTGAAGTTACAAATGTAGAATTATGGGCTGACTATATCTTCTTAGATACTGACGAACGTCGTCGTTTTGCTCAATTATCCCACGAATATCTTATTGAACAAGTTCAATTTACTGGTGGTGAATCAATTGCTGAAGGTACTGCTACAACTGGTGTAACAACAAAATCCAAACTTTCATTTAATCACCCTGTTAAAGAATTAATATGGGTTAATAAAGAAGCTACACTTACCGATTTCAGTAATTTACCAACTACTGATTTCCAACTTCAACTTAACGGTAATGATCGTTTTGCTAAGCGTGATGCCAAATATTTCACACACGTCCAACCTTATCAACATCACGAAAATATTCCTGATGGAGAAAATATTCACGTATATTCTTTTGCATTAAAACCAGAAGAACATCAACCATCTGGAACTCTTAATATGTCTCGTATTGATACAGCAACTGCTATTGTTGGAACAGCTGCTGGTTCAGCTGCAGGAACTCTCAATATGTATGCTGTGAATTACAATGTGCTTCGTATTCTTAGTGGAATGGGTGGTCTTGCTTACTCTAACTAAATATATTAACAAATTATTTTTTTTCTGTATTAATAATAAATACAAAATGGGTGGAGGTCTTCTTCAACTTGTAGCTTATGGTGCCCAAGATGTCTATCTTACCGGCAACCCTCAGATCACTTTCTTCAAAGTAGTTTATCGTCGTCATACTAACTTTTCTATTGAGTCTATCCAACAAACCTTTAACGGAAATGCTGGTAAAGGAAAACGTGTAACTTGTCAAATATCCCGTAATGGTGATTTAGTTCATAAATTATATGTAGTTTTTACACACGATGCATCTATTACTGATGCTCGTAAATGCATTAAAAAAGTAGAAGTAGAAATTGGTGGTCAATTAATTGATCGTCAATATGGCGATTGGATGACAATCTGGAATGAACTTACTTTACCTGCAGGAAAGAAAACTGGATATGAAGAAATGATAGCTGAAACAAACGCATATGTTCCTCTTGAATTCTGGTTCTGCCGTAATATTGGTCTAGCATTACCACTTATTGCTTTACAATATCACGAAGTTAAAATCAATATTGAATTTGATGCTGATAATGATTTTACTGATGCTACCTTATGGGCTGATTACATCTTCTTAGATACTGATGAACGTCGTCGTTTTGCTCAATTATCTCACGAATATTTAATTGAACAAGTGCAATTCACTGGTGGTGAAAGTTTAAGTGCTACTGATACTTCTCTTAGTGCCAAACTTTCATTTAATCATCCGGTTAAAGAACTTATATGGCAACGAAAAGCTGGAACAGCTTATAAATCAACTGGTAAAGCAAAACTTATGCTTAACGGAAATGATCGTTTTGCTGAACGCGATGCTATGTATTTTACTCACGTTCAACCTTATCAACATCATACCAATATTCCACCACAAGATCAATGGATCAATGTATATTCATTTGCATTAAAACCTGAAGAGCATCAACCATCAGGAACTCTTAATATGTCTCGTATTGATACTGCACAACTTAAACTATCGTTTACTGCAGAAGCTGCAGGTGAAGTCAAAATATACGCTCACTCCTACAACGTTCTCCGTATCCTCAGCGGTATGGGTGGTCTTGCGTATTCTAACTAAACTTATATCTAAAATTATTTTTATTTATAATATAATCTAAAATTATTTTCTTAGCTTATATTAAAAATGGGTGGAGGTCTTCTTCAACTTGTAGCTTATGGTGCCCAAGATGTCTATCTTACTGGCAACCCTCAGATCACTTTCTTCAAAGTAGTTTATCGTCGTCATACTAACTTCTCTATTGAGTCTATACAACAAACCTTTAACGGAACTCCTGGTGGTGGAAAACGTGTAACTTGCCAAATCTCTCGTAATGGTGATTTAGTTCATAAATTATACGTTGTATTTACACATCCTTCAACTGGTGGTGATTTAGATGATGCCCGTAAATGTATCAGCAAAGTAGAAGTAGAAATTGGTGGTCAATTAATTGACCGTCAATATGGCGATTGGATGGAAATCTGGAATGAACTTACTTTACCTGCAGGAAAGAAAGATGGGTATGTTGAAATGATAAAAGCAGTGTCTAATATGGAAACCAAAGCATATGTTCCTCTTGAATTCTGGTTCTGCCGTAATATTGGTTTAGCATTACCACTTATTGCTTTACAATATCACGAAGTTAAAATCAATATTGAATTTAGTAACCAAGACTTTGGAGATGCCACCTTATGGGCTGATTACATCTTCTTAGATACTGACGAACGTCGTCGTTTTGCTCAATTATCTCACGAATATTTAATTGAACAAGTGCAATTCACTGGAGGTGAAACAATCAATAGCTCTAATCTCTCTGCTAAATTATCTTTTAACCATCCCGTCAAAGAATTAATATGGCAAGGAAAAGATGCAAGTGCAAATATTATAAAATTAGGAAACACTAAGCTTATGCTTAACGGTAATGATCGCTTTGCTGAACGTGATACTAAATATTTTACTCACGTTCAACCATACCAACATCATACTAATATCCCAGATAGCAGTTGTAATATCAATGTATATTCTTTCGCATTAAAACCGGAAGAACATCAACCATCGGGAACTCTTAATATGTCTCGCATTGATACTGCTCAACTTAAGATATCTGATATTACACAAGGAACAGGTGAGGTCAAAATCTATGCTCACTCCTACAACGTCCTCCGTATCCTCAGTGGTATGGGTGGTCTTGCGTATTCTAACTAAATTATTACTTACTTCTTTTTATTTACCATATTAGGATATCCTAATACGGCATTAACACCTAAAAACATTGAAATAATTGAACTAGTTAAAGCAGATTGAAAATAAAAGTTATTAAAGTTCATAAACTTAGACGATAACCTATTTAAATTTTTAACAATTGGTAAAGGATTGCTAGTTATAACTGAATAGCATATCATAAAACTAGATATAAGTAAAGCATTTTCAATACCATTAATAAATATTTGTTCAATATTAGATTGTTTAGCAATAAGTATATTTTCATTAACATACCATGGTTTATCAGGTATTACAAAACAAATTTCTGGTTTTTTAACAAAACCAGAATTAAACAACATTATTCTAATTTAACTTTATATTCGTTAGTGTTTTTTATATACACTAAATCATCATTTTTTATAGGTGCATCATTTATATATTTACCATCTTCGGTTCTAAGTTTAGTATATTTATCATTGTATAAAGTCCAAGTATCATATTCGTTTTTATATAAAACAAGTGTAGGTTTATTTTCAGTGGATTCTAATTTACCAACAATAAACTTTTTCATCATATCTTTCATTTGAGCAGTTTCATCACCACGATATTTAATCATATAATATACTTGTTTAATATTGTATTTTTTTATTAAAAATAAATAAATAGTAATTCCTACAGCAGCTAAAATAACTATCGCAAAAAGTATGAGAAATATAATACCCCACGACATTTTATTAAATAAATATATTATTTTATATTAAAATGGGAGGTGGATTATTACAATTAGTTGCTTATGGTGCCCAAGATGTTTATCTTACAGGTAATCCGCAAATAACATTCTTTAAAGTAGTTTATCGTCGTCATACTAATTTTTCGTTAGAATCTATACAACAAACCTTTAACGGAAATGCCATTTTAGGTAATCGTGTAACTTGTCAAATATCCCGCAATGGTGATTTAGTTCATAAATTATATTTACAAATAAAAGCAACCATATCAAATCCAATATATCTTCAACCTTTCTATGGTTATAGAATGATAAAACATACAGAACTTGAAATAGGTGGACAACGTATTGATAAACAATATGGTGAATGGATGTATATTTGGAATGAACTTACTATGGATCAAGGTAAAAAAGAAGGATATTATGAAATGGTTGGTGGTAATTCTGCAAATAAATCAGTTAAATTAGAAAATGAAATAATAGATTTATATATTCCTCTTGAATTTTGGTTTTGTCGTAATGTTGGTTTAGCATTACCGTTAATAGCTCTTCAATACCACGAAGTTAAAGTTAATATAGAGTTTAATTCAATGGAAAATATCAGAGCAACAAACACTGATGATCTAATTTATTCAGGTTCTGGAACAACAGTTCTAACTTCACAAGAAGACTTCGAATCATTTAATGCTACATTATGGGCTGATTACATCTTTTTAGATACTGATGAACGTAAAAGATTTGCTCAATTATCTCACGAATATCTTATAGAACAATTACAATTTACAGGAACAGAAAGTATAACAGCAAATACAGTAAAAGCATCACGTTTAAGTTTTAATCACCCTTGTAAAGAACTTGTATGGGTAGTAAGACCTGAATCAGCTCTAGGTTCTAATATCAACTGGAATAACTTTACAAATGCTGAAAACAATAATACAATCAAAGATAACCTAATAACAACAGCTAAACTTCAATTAAATGGAAATGATCGTTTTGCTGAAAGGGATGGAAAGTATTTTTCGTTAGTTCAACCTTATCAACATCACAATAATATACCAGTTAATCAAGGTATTAATGTATATTCATTTGCATTAAAACCTGAAGAACATCAACCATCGGGAACATTAAATATGTCGAGGATAGATACAGCGCAATTACAACTTAAAAGTAGTAAATCAGGTGAATTATTTGTATATGCCGTAAATTACAATGTTTTACGTATATTAAGCGGAATGGGTGGATTAGCGTATTCTAACTAAAAACATAAAAATAATATTAAAATTTATATAGCAAAATTGAACTCTTGTTCGTTGCCATTACATTCTGTTTCAACAACATTAATTCTATAACATTCTCCATCAAAATCAGAATAAAGGTTATTAGAAAAAGGTGTAGGTGTTTTAACTATTTTTTCTTTGGTATTATTTGTAATAACAATGTAAATAATTCCAATAATAAATGCTAAAATAAAAGGTATAAATTGAAATTCAAAACTTGTATTAATCTTCATTTAATTCTTTTAACTCAAAATAATTTTTATAAGTATAAATATCAAATTCAGGTTTTTTAAAAGGATATAACGTTTCAAATAAATTAACTCTTTCAATATAATCGTTGGTATCAGAAGATTGTCTTAAATATTCTTCATACTTATTTTTATATTCTTCACGTTTAGATGATATATTTTTAATATATTTATCACGAAGATCAACTAACATATTTAATTCCTCTTGTTTATTGGTATTAAACATCATACAATGTTTTTTAAATTCAATAGGTGTAGATGTAAATAGTTTATACATTTTTATTTTCTGTATTTATAATTTTCTCAAAAGAACTTTTAAATTGATTATCAATTGATTCAGCTCCATTCATTTTTCCTTCATATGTGTGCAAAGGAACGTATTTAACAACTGTTTTTTGTTTTTTAACATTACTAATCTTATTTTCATAATAACCTTGGACTATAACTAATATACCAATAAATACTAATAATAAAATAACATTTTTCATATTTTCTTATTATACATAAATATTATTTAATCTACATTAGTCATATCAATAGTTTCAACATTGTTGAAAGGATCTTTATCAATAGCAACTTCTTCTTCTTCATCATCATTAATATCCATACCAAGCATAACAACATTAAGAACTTTTTTAGAAAAATCAACAGGTTTGATAATTTGATATCCGGAATACAATAAAGCACTATTGATAACAAGATCAAGAAGATCTCTTAATGAATTATATTCTTCAGTATCATTAATATTCTTAATTTTCTTAATAATAGGATGTTGAGGATTAATTTCCAATACTCTTTTATTTAACATAGCATTAGAACTATCAGTTTGTCCTAATGTTTGCGATTTAATAATCTTTTCCATATTAGCCGAAAAACCATTTTCAGGTGAAGATACTATGCAAGGTAATTCAGATACTTTATTAGTAATTTTGACCTCGCTAAAGGTGGTATAAAGACGTTTAATATAATCGCAAAGTGATTTATATTCTTCTTTTTGTTTTTTAATAAGTTCTTTATCAGCATCCGTTGTATTGGGTAATTCAATATCACCTTTGGTAATACAGGTTAAAGTACATTCTTTGTATTGCATAAGTCGCTGACACATATATTCATCAACTGGATCAGTCATAAACAGAACATCTAAACCATTTTTCTTAAACCTATCTAGGAATGGAGATGTTTTAAGTATATCCATATTATCACCAGCAATGTAATAAATATGCTTTTGATTTTCATTCATAGATGTAATATAATCGTCAAATGTGATCATTTTATCAGGTGAATTAGCAGAATAGAACATTAAAAGATCTGAAACCCTTTCACGATCACCGCTTTCTTCATAAACACCAAGTTTAATATTTTTTTGGTAAGTTTTATAGATTTTAAGATAATTATCCATATCATTCATAGCAGATTTTAGCATATCAATGCTTTTCTTAACAACTGCTTTTTTAATAACTTTAATAACCTTATTCTCTTGTAATATTTCACGTGATACATTTAAAGGTAAATCATCAGTATCAACAACACCTGAAATAAAATGAAGCCATTCAGGACATAAAACCGCACTATTATCACTCACAAATACTTTACGAACATATAATTTAATATTATTTTGTTTTACACCTCTTTCAAATACATTATTCTTAATTTTTTTAGGTAAATACAAAATACCTTTATATTCTATTTGTCCTTCACCACTAATATGTTTATAAGTATAAGGTTTTTCATTATCATTTGTTAAAGACTTATAAAAACCATAATAATCTTCTTCTTTTAACTCATTGCTTGATCTAGTCCAAATAGGTTTATGTTCATTTATTAATTGAAATTCTTTAACAGTTTCAATAATTTTTTTCATCTTCTTAGGTTTTTCTTCAACATCTTCAATAGTAACATTATCAATATTAGATGAATCAACATTAGAAGTTCCATCTGTAACAATTACATCTTCTTCTAATGATGCTTCTTCGTCTTCAACTTCTTTAGTTTCCTCACGTTTAATAAATACTTTTATAGGATAATTAATATATTGCGAATGTTCTTTTACAATAGATTTTAATTTATTAACATCAGTATATTTGTCTAAAGCCTCGTCAGTTAATGCGCATTTAATAATAGTTCCTTGTGTAAGATTATAATCAGGATGAATATGATCTTTAAGGTTATCTTCAACAAGTTCTTCAATAACATATTGTCCTCCAGCATCTGAAGTCCATTTAAAATATCCAGAATCAGTTTTTTTAGTAATAATAGAAACTTCTTTAGCTACCAAAAAAGCAGAATAAAAACCAACACCAAATTGACCAATTAAGTTGCTATCTTTAACTTTTTCCATAAATGCTTTAGTTCCTGAATTAGCAATCGTTCCTATATTTTTAATAAGTTCTTCTTTATTCATACCTACTCCCGTATCAATAATATGTAATTCTTTATTTTCTTTATCTGGTAAGAGTGTAATGCAATTATCTACTTTATTGTCAGGTTTGTTAGTAATACAAAAATGATTATATTTGTCAATACTATCACTAGCATTTGAAATAAGTTCTCTTAAGAATATATCTTTATTGGAATAAAAATTATTAATAATAAGTTTAAGTAGAGCTGAAATATCAGTATCAAATGAAAAGGTTTCAGTCATCTTTCTTAGTTGTATTTAAATGTTTTAATTAAGTTTTTATATACTTTAATTAAAATGAAAACAAGAAAATTAGTTCCTTTACCTTCTCCAATCACTAAAAGTGTTAGTTTTTCCTCTAATAGACGAGTAGTATATGATATTATAAAAATTAAATATGTTGATTATGATGTATGGTTCAGTCAAGAAAATACAAACAATGTAGCTTTTGAATACAACGGTAAATTAACTGGTTATGATCTTACAACTATTGATCATAATATTAAATATGTAAAATGTAAAAAAATCAATAATATTTTATTAAAGAAACACACTTTTAATAGTAAAGTTAAATACATAAATTTACCGTTAATAAATAATGATACTTTTGTTATTGAAGAAAAGAAATTATTAAATTTAAAGCCAGATCATTATAAAGTAGAAGCAAAAGAAATAGATCAAGAATTTTTAGATACAATATATAATACTCAAGGTTCTTCTTTAAATTTAAAACAATTACAAGAAGATGATATATTTAAAGATGATACTAATAAAAAATATAGAATAGCTTTAGCATTTTATACTGCTTTTTATCAATTTATGAAAACTAATATTAAAAAAATAAACCTAGATATTGTATATAGATCACACAGACCTTTTAAAACACTAAAAGACATATTTGGTATTGAACAATCATATTCAACAAATGAAATTAATGCTTATACATTTTATGAAAAAATAGTTCAAACAATTAAGATTCAAGATTTAATTGATGAAAAATATAATATAATGTATATGTCATATAAAAATAGAAATACTAATATTAAAGTTCATAAAATAATTCCATTTTTAAATTTTTTTGATTATAGTGAAGATTTTACACATATAAATGAATTATTGGTTTATTTTGAATACGATGGTAAGTTTTATTTTCTATATTTACGTTTAACTTTTTATTATAATATAAAAAATAATATAGCAATATATCCTTTATTATTTGAACCACTTACTAATTTTTCGTCAATAGACGATGAACAAATAAAACAACATATTAGGATATTTAGTAAAAAACAAATTGATATTTTAGATAATATGTTTTGGTATTATTCAAAAATAAGCAAAGGCACAAATAAAGTGTTGTATAGAGGTATGACAAAAAAATATTTGTTTAGTAATACTAGTTTTAGTAAAACTATTAATGAATTTATATCTGTATCAAAAAATATAGAAATAGCTAAAGAATTCGGATCAAAAGTTTTATATAAAATTATATTATGTAAAGGAACACCTTATATTGATAATTCAAGAATAACTGTATTACCCGAAGATGAAATTATATTACCACGAGGTATAGTATTAAAAATTAATGAAAAATATAAAGAAAATATGAAATATGAAACAATAAATGGTGTAGCAATACCTGTAATTAAATTATATGCGAGTTATAACAATGAAAAATTATTAGATAAAACCTGTAAAAAAAAAACTATAGTAAAAATAATTAATTCAAATTCATCACAATCAACAAATGCTTTATCAGCAACTAATATTTCAGGAACATATTAATATAATATTAATATATTAGTTAAATAAATGAATTTAGATCTTTTAGAAAACAAGGATACAGATTTAACTGAATTTTATAAAGTAAATTGGATATCACCCTTTAATGATAAAGATGAAAGGTATGTAGAACCAGGTATTACTGCAATAAATAAACTGTATAAAAAAGTAATTTATGAACAACATCCATATGTAGTATCTAATAAAACATATGAAAAATTATCATATTTACAAGAATATACAGAATTAACAACTATTAATTTTAATCTTACAAATACTGCTGAATATATTTCTAAACCTAAATTACAAAATATAAAATCAAAAGTTCTTAATCGTATGCAATTAGCTACAATATATTTGTATCAATCTGACTTTTATTATAAATATTGGAGTGAACAAACAAGACAAATAGCATTACATAAAAAATCAGATATACAATCAACGTATATATATTTAGAGAAATATAAATATTTTATAGAAATAATATCTGTTGATAATCATAAAATAATTATTGCATTTAATGAAAATTCTTATAAAATAATTATATTTAAAGGTAATATAAAAATTTGTGATTCTATATATTCAATTAAATGGACTTTTAAATTTAATATTGTAAATGAAAATGAAGATATACGTAAATATATAAAAGAGGTAGTAGAAAATCAAAAATATTATTTAGAACAATTTTATTATTATGCTGCTGATTTTAGTTATCCAAAATTAAATAAATATAAAAATTTTAAAAGAGTTAGTGGACAAAGTGAACAACTTGAACAAAATATATGTAATATACCATCTAAATTTGCAGGTTCTTTTAAATATTATTATAATGATAGATCTAAATATATAATTGCTAAAAATGATCTAGCTAAATATATACATAAGAAAACTAAAAAACAACCATCTATAAAATATTATAAATTTAATACAGATGAATCTAATCCAAATGAAATATTTGAGCCCGAACCATCAGTAGTATATTACAGAGGAATGAACTTACCTACAGAAACAACTGAAATATTGCATGAAAGACCTTTCATATCAATCACAAGAAATAAAATGATAGCAATGGGGTTTATGGAAATGGATAGACAACTACAAGATGGAATATCACATATATTATATGAAATAACTTTAGAAAAAGGCGTTCCGTTTATAGATTTTAAGATTTTAGGTCAGGATACATTATATTTTGAAGAAGAATTATTATTATTAACAGAGCCTTGTGTATTTGAATATGAACCCAAAGTTTCACAAAACACAGAAAATGGCCGTAAGTATTATATTTGTAAAGTATCTATATCTGCAAAAGAAATTGTACAATATAAATTTAAAAATATACCAGATATACAACGATTTAAAGAATTAAAACTTGATATTTCAAGTTTATCAGATGAGGTTAAAGAACTAACAGCTCTTGATAATAAAAGTTCTTCATTTAATATTTCTTCTTCAACATCAAGTATAAATTCAAAATATAAATCATTAAATAATGTTGTTATGCAATCTAGTGAACCGAAATCAAATATTCAATATGAGACAACTAATGTAATATTGGAACACACTACAGATACTACAAAACAATATGTAATATATAAAAGAACGGATGTAAAAGATGAATCCGTATATATATGTATTGACAATACATATTATGAAGTTAGTGGTAAAATTACAGATGAAACCAAAAAAATTATCAATAAAAAAATAACTTATAAAATTATAACAGATAAATCTTATAGAAATAAAAATTACTTTCTTTATCTTAATAAATATTCTCCTGCTTGTAAAAAACTTAAATTAATTAAATTTACAATTATTTTTAATAATGCACCTAGTAGCCCTCAAAGTAACCCTCAAAGCAGCCCCTCTAGGTAGTAGGTCCCTAACTTAATTACATTTTTCTAAAAACTTTTTACGATTTAAATAATTACGGGTATCTTCACCACCTCTAACCCATTGTGGAACAATATGATCAACATTTTGTATTTCAGCTACACAATCTAACATAGGTGTAGGATGATAAATTTGTTTTTCCATTATTTTTTCATTACATTTATTATGAATATGCGAACTATCAGAACCAGATAAAACATCTAATTCTTTACTAGGATCTCCTACACCTGGACGTAAATTAGGACAAGCTTGAAACATTCTATGAAATAATTGTATATTACATCTATCTCGTGTTTGTTTAGATTTATCATTTCTTAATTGGCTTTCGTGGTCAATTAAGCAACTATCAGGATGATTGGCAACATTAGGATGAGGAGCAGGTCTTAAATTAACGTGATCAACATAATAGGTAGGCATTCTTACATTAGGATCTTTACATTCTACAAAATTAGTATTATAGTGCATATATTCATCTATATTTTGATTTTTAATATCTTTGGATTCCATCCAACAGGTATCATTATAAATATCGCAATTTTTATTATACATTTATTCTAATTATATATTTATTTTTTTGTAGTATCTTTGGCTCTTAGTTTATCTATTGCTTTTTGTATTTTACCATACTTACGTGTATCTTTTATACCCATTAAACCTAATGCCATTGTAGTATTAGTAGGTTTTACGTGTGTTCCACTAATAACAAGATCTGCAGTTCCTCTTACGTTTGTTAATCCAAGTAGCATTTTCGCATCTTGAAGCCCCAAAGTACTATCATATTCTTTATATAAAAATAGCAATTGATCATAATCAATTATTCTATAAAATGGTTTTTTATTTTGTAAGTATTTTATAATTTTTTTTTTATTATCAGAATCATCTATTGAAATATGTATGTTACTTCCATAATGTTCAAGAACCTTTTTTTTTGAATCAATTAAAATATGTAAAGTAATCCAAACTAAAATTTTATATATATGTATATAATCACCATTAAAATCATTTGATTCTTCTAAAAGACTTGCTAATCTTTTAAGTTTTATTACAGGTTTGTTATCAATATCAAATAATTCTTTTAAGTTTTCTCGTATAGTTGGTTCATTGTATCCTTGAATAGCACTTTTACCAACTCCAGGTGAATTAACACGTCTTTCACTTGAACGAATACCATTGTTTTTGTTTCGTAAACTTGATGCTGATAATTCTTTTACACTACTAGCGTCTAAATTAATTTCATATTTTTGCTCGAGAACTTGAGCAATAGCCATTGTAGCATCATATATTCTTCTAACTTCCTTATTGTGAATATCCATTCTTCTAACTTCTTCATTTTCAATATCCATTTTATTATTAACAAATATATTATGAAGTTTGACCAACAAATCTTAAATCATCTCTATCTAAATTGATATTTTTAATACATCTAGAACTATTACCTTGTTTGCAGGATTTTTTATTATCATTAGAATTATATAACCATTGCATAAGGCTGTCTCGATCATTAGGTATAGTTTTACCAGCAATAGTGTGAAATTGTCTTACAGATAATCCTCTTTCATAAAAATCATTAACATCACGAAAGGTATTAGTATAAAAGTTTTGATTTAAAATCGCATTATCAACTTCGCAAGGTTTAGCATATGTTGTATCCAATACACTAGGATTCATAAAGGGATTATTGACCGAAGGCATAACGCAATTGGATTTAAAGTTTTCAACATTATAAACATATTTATGTTGATAAATTACGAAGGTAATAATAGCAACAATAATAGCTAAAGATAAATAAGATAAATCAAAATCGTTAAGTAAAACTAAAATAATACTTAATATTAAACCACCTAAAAATATAAAATTTAATTTATCAATAAATGTAAGTTTATCCGGTATTTCTTGAAATAATACAGTTGGATCATTTAGCCAAAAGATACTCATTCTTTATTTTTACTATCTAATTTCTTTTTTAATTTAGATTTTTTGTCCATTTTACGTTGCATTGAACGAGATGAAGGCATATTAGCACCACCCATCATTCCGGACATCATTTTCATAATGTTTCCAATATCAGGACCATTACCTCCTCCTCCACCATTCATACCAGGTAATTTACCAGCCATATTAAGAGCATCTTTTAATAGAGCATCTTGTTTAAGTTCTCCACTTTTTAATTTAGTTGCCATTTTTTGACTAACATCTGAAATTAGATTACCAATTCCATTATCAGGATCAGATAATGCTCCTAGTATATCACCTTCTGTATTTATAGATTTTTTAACCTTTTCAATATCTACATCTTCCATAATTTCTTTTGCTAATTTACCAATACTGGTATCTTCTATATCTTCCATAGTAAATCCTGTTTTATTTTCAATAGCAAGTTCTCCAATACGATTAACTATTCTGCGATATTTTTCAGGAATAAGATCCTCTTCAATAGTGCTAGTTCCTTTAAGTTTTTCCATAATATTTTTAATATTATCTTCAGTTAAATCAGTATTTTTAAACAAATGAAATATTAATAAGAATTGATGTAATACTGTAGTTTTCTTAAAAACTACTTTAATATTTTTAATAGGAATATTGTTAAGAATGTTAAGACTTTCGTTGTCTTCAAACCATTTATCAAGTTCTTCTTTATTACAATCAACTAAAGGATTACAAATAAAATCAGTAAAAATAGTTGAATAAGCTTCAAGATAATCTTTAGATTTATTATCAAATGTGCTATAAAATGCGTGTATTTTGTTTAATATATCTCTAGCTACTGCTTTTTTTTCTTTTAATGGTTTAGCATTTTTTTTAACGGTTTTAATAAATGTTAGGAAATATTGATTAAATACATAAGTCGTCATTTTACTTAATATATTTATTGAATATCTTTATATCTAAACTTTTTTTTAATGAAGTGCGGATTCACGCATTTTTTGTATTTCAGCTAAACTAGGTAATTGTTTATGAGATTTTTCAGTATCAGTATTACCGATTGGTTTAACATCAGGTTGTATTACATTTGTTGGTGTATCCAAGTTTTCCCAAATAGTGACTGGTCCAGTTAGATAATTATCATTTTCATCAATATTTTCATAACTTTGTGAAATGTATGAATCAAGACCAAAAGGTTCAGATAAATCTACAGTAGATTGCGTGTTTGTATTATTACTAGGTTTTAACAAAACACCTTTTCCAGGTAATAGTAAATGATCAAATACTTCTTTACCAAATATAATTTTATTAAAATCTGGTAATAACATTGCAGGAACGTGTGTAATTCTCGCATCAAATATAATTTGATTTGATTTTAAATAATCAACTGATACAAGTTTAACCTGCTTTTGTTTATCTAATGTTTTTAATGTTTCTATTAACATTGTGCAATGACTACATTGATCGCTATAAAATAATAACATTTTTTAGTAATATTAATAGGAATACAGTTTTATATAAAAATGATTTATTTATATTATTAAAATAAATGTTAAGTTATAATAAAAAATTAAATAGAATATCTATTGAAACCAAGGATGTTGATTTATCAATATTAAATGGTATTAGACGTATATTATTAATGGATATTCCAATACTAGGATTTATAGGAAATGGTATTGATAGCACTGTAAATATTATAGAAAATACTACAGTTTTAAATAATGAAATTATAGCAAATCGTATAGCATTAATACCATTGGAAGTAAGTGAAGAATATAACGATAAATATATTTCAGGTGAAAATAAATTAGAAATTGAATTAAATGTTAGTTGCACTGAAAACATAAAATTAATTACCACTCAAGATCTTACTGTTATTATAGACAAACAAGAAGTTAAAAACTTCTTTAAAAAACCATATATTACAATTACAAAACTACGTAAAAACGAATCTTTACACTTAAAAGCGGAAGCAGTTAAAGAAACTGGAAGAAAAAATGCTTCTTTTAATATAGTATCAGGAGCAACAGTATATAATAAACCTAAAGAACCTTTTACGAGTACCAAAAGTATTATAGAACAAGAACGTGATTGTATAGAAGGTGAATATGTATTAGAATTTGAAATTATTAATAATACTATATCACATAAATATATGTTATCAAAAGCAATTGATATTTTAATTAATAAACTAACTGTATTAAGTGATAAATCTACAATTGAAAAGTTTGAAAATAATGAAGAAACTTATGATTTCAATATTCCAGATGAAAATGATACAATTGGAAATATAATACAATCTTATATATTTGATAACTATGTTATATCTAAGAATAAAACTGTTGATAATTGTATTTGCACTTATATAGGTTATATAGTAAAACATCCATTAGACAAAGTTTTAACAATAAGAATTACCCTAAAGGATGCTAAAAGCACAGAAGAATATGTAAAGTTTCTAAAAATAGTATGTAATGAAATAATTGAAAATAAGCTACATCCAATTAAAGAAACTTTTATAAAACAATAGAGTAAAATATGGAAGATGAATTACCAGAAATTACAATTAAATATATACCAAACTTGGAAAAAGCTATAAATATATTTTCAAAAGATGCTTTATACTATTATTTTAACGAATTTTTTGACAATGAAGCTAAATCAAAAGACATTGTAGATGATTATGTAGATGATTATTTAGCAAATAAACCAAAAGGATTAGAAAATATATATACATTGATAGATGACATTGAATATGAAGAAAGATTATTTGAAAATTATACGAAAATGTATAAAAATAATTTTCAAAATAAAGAAAATTTATTAAAATCTTTATTTAATAATCCATTTAATTTTGAATCAAGTTATATTGATAATTTTATTAATGTAATTCATATGGATAAGCTATTTAAAATAGGAATTACAATACCAGATGATCTTAAAACAACTGAAATTTTACAATTATATAGAACATCTTTAAACGAAAGTTTATATTCTAAATTACATCAAATACCTCAAGAAATATATAGTGATTTACCTGTTAATTTTAAAGATAATGATTTTGATTACATTAATGATATGATGAAACGTTATGGTAAAAACATTGAAAATATGACAGACGAAGAATATGATAAAATACCAAAACTTGCTGATAAAAAAGAAAAAACAATAAAACCTACAGTATTAAATGCAGAAAATATAGTATTTTGGGATGATAATATAAATAAATATATAATTGATAATCCAGAAAATTACACAGAAGATGAGATAAGTAAAATTTTAAATGATTTATCTGATAAACATCTTAATTTATCAAATTCAACAGATATATTTAACAATCTAACAGATTTGTATAAAAACATAGCAGATAATAGTATAGATATTGAAGTTGTATATGAGAATGCGAATAATCATTTAAAAAAAATAGAACTTGAAAGATTAATAACAATTTTTACAACATTGAAAAACAATAAAGATACAGAAATAATAGAAGCACAAACCATATGTAATACGATAGATAAAGTATTTAAAAACGAATATAAATTTCCAAAAGAACTTATAGAAATAATTGATAATGAAGATGAAGATAATATTAATGATAATTATATTGAATTGGGTAATGTATTAAAACCAAATATTGAAACAAAACAAATAGATCAAGATAATAAAAACGTATTTTTAAAAAGATTAATTAAAGAATTGGGTGAAGGTTTAAAAATAAATTTAGATCTTATGATAGAATATATGCAACTTTTTAATGATACTGAAAAAATGGAAAGTGCTTTATTTTATTTATATATAACGATACAAAGTAATTTTTATAATAATATTTATGATGATATAACATTATGCGAACAATGTATTGATATATTTTATGAATTTACAGAACCAATTGCAATAATTGATGATAAAGTAGTTTTTCCAAAATCTAAATCAATATATGCGTATATAATATGTTGTTTTAAGAATATAACAGATAATGAATATTTAACAACAGAGAAAGATATAGAAAAGAAATTATCAAAATTAATTAAAAACCATCCAAGATGTCGTGATCAATTGAATGAATTACAACAATTATATAATAATATAGAAGATACACTAGAAAAAACAGATACTAAATTTTATACAAACTTAGTCAGGCAATTAAAAAACTCGAATGAATCAAATAATGATGTAAAATATATAAACTTTGTTAATGCTTTAAAATATATTGTTCCAAAAAAACTTAAAAAAGTTAATCCTTTTATAGCTGGTTGTTGTGCTCAATTATTAAATCAAGACTATGAAGCTTATAAAGATATAACTTCAAACGACGATAAATGGTTTAAGGATATTAAAATATCGCTTGAAAATAATACAATTAATTACGAGAATACGTGGAATGCTAAAAATTATTTACCTGAACAAATAGATCAACAACCAATAGAAAACTCTAATGATTATGAAGAAGAAGAAGATAACATAGACAATTATAATATAGAAATAGATGATCCTGAAATAAACGAATATTTAAAAGAACAAAATAAGTTAAATAAATATGTAGAAAATTGTGTTAATTCTTTTATGGCAAATGTATCAACAAAAACCGAAATATTTTCTTTAAAAAACTATATCCTAGAAAAATGTAAAATTGTGCAGAATTTAAAACATTTATTATTAGCAGGATGTCTAAAAGATTCAACATATTATTACGAACAAATTGCAACATTGGAAAATAGTTGTTGTAATGATTATAATTTTAAAATAAAAAGAAGTAATATGTATGTTTATTTAGCAGCAAAATACTTAACAAATTTTAATTCATTTGAAAACAATGAAATATATGAAAAAATTAAAACATTAAGTTCAAAAGTTATTTTATCACGAGAGGAATATAATAAATCTATAAGTAATTATCGTGAAAAATTAAAAGTTGAAGCAATAAATATATTGGAAGGTTTAGATACTGAAAATAAAGAAGTAGCTATTATGTTAAAAAAAACAGGTATTATAAGCACATATGATGATTATGATACTAATAATGTTGATACAAACCAAGATCCTACTGTAAATTATCAAGGTGATGACAATAATGATCAAGCTTTATACTAGTTTCTCAATAGGTTCAAATGAAACATAATCATCATTAGTTTCTTTAGGAACAATAGGATGCAGACCTATTTTATCTTCACCAACAATACCTTTAATACTAATATCTATAACTCTTTCTCTTGTATGATTTACATAAACTAGGAAATTAATATGTTTTCCATTTAATTTATAATTACGATATAATATCATATCAATATCAAGTAAATACTCTTGTTTTTCTTCATCTTTTTTATATTTAATTAAAAGATCGTGTACTATTTGTATATCAGGTGTATTTTCTGCAATTTTATTACTAATAAATTGATAAGCTTTATTGTAAATAGCTGTGATAGTAGAATTAGTTTCAGTTTCCCATTCTGTATTTCTTAAAATAATATATTTTTCAGGTGAAGAAGGGTGAAACATATCAACTAATAGTTCTAAATATTTTTCATTGGAAAACTCATAATAATAAGAATTTTCAGGTGTATTAATATCAATGTTAATACTGTCAATAGGATGGCGATCTTTTAAAGCATCTGTTTTATTAGAAGTATTTATTTTACTATTGTGAGGTAAAACTGCAAAATATTCAAAGCAATTTTTCATAGTCATAAAATAAATAGTAATAAGCACTAAAATTATAACAATTTTTATTATAGTTTCCATAATTTTATTTTAATGTAATGTAATTTATTTAAGCAAATATAT